ATCGGGTTATTTCGCTCTCCAGCAGCTCGCCCATGGAAGGGGAGAGGGGAGCGGCATCATTGACATATTGGTGCAGTCTGTCAATAAAGCTGAGCCCGTCAACCTGGGCATGGACTGAATCGCTTACAGCGGCTTCATCTGGCTCCAGCTCCTCCAGATCCACGCCTTCTTGAAAGGATTGTCGGTATTCCTCTTCCAGAAATTCCGCTGTTTCAGATATCAGGGTGGAGGCCAGAAGATCTAAAATGACATCGATGGTGTCATATCCGGCCTGTTCCACGCTCTGAATTGCTTCGTTTATAAAATGCTTGACCCGGAGGAGGAGCCTTTCTTCTCTCTCGATCCAGGCGCTTGTCGCTTTTTCTTCGTCTGTCATGATGGCTCACCTCATTCCGGCTTTTGGACAGAGCCCTTATTCTTTGCAGATTGGGTCAATCTGTCCTCGCCCTGGGGCTGATTTGAGACATCCCCGGTTTCTGGCTGCGGGTTTTTCTGAGCCAAGGCACGCTCTATATACCCACCGGCCTCAGACTCTTGATAGACGCTCTCAGGATCCGCAAACAAATCGCAAATCTCATACGCAAGGCGAGGGTGAATCCCTGCGCCGAGGAGATTTTGCAAGCCCTGGGTTTTTACCAAGAGGTTATTTGCTTTGCTCAGGAGAAATTGCGTGTCCAGGTCTGTAATTTTGAGAGCAGACAGCTTCGGATCGATGTGCTGCTTCCTATCAAAAATACTCAAAATGACCCGGAACATATCACGCTCCCCACGCTTCCATGCTGAGACCATTCTCTCGGCCGAATGCTGGGCTTTTCTCCAACCGGCAGAACCTAACTCGGTAGAGCTGCCAGTGGCTTCAGCGGCGCTCTGACGGCCTGGTACGCCCGATATTTCAAGAATATGGCCGTAAATATCATCCACCAAAGCCTGGGTGGTCTGCTGATCCAGAGGATTTTCAAGGTATTTCAGAAGAACAGAGCTCCCATCCCCGGTATCTCTGGTCATAACTGCAAGGCGCTCTTCCAAAGTCTCCAAATCCTCTTTGGACATCTCAGCATTATGCAGCCAAAGGATGCTGCTGACGCTCTGGGCGATATCATCCGTCCTGTTGGAAACAAGAGTATTTATCGCATTCATGAGCGGAACGGCTTTCTCAAAGCAGCCAAAGCCCTCTGGGGCCGTATATTCGATAATGGGGATCTCTCCAATGCCGTTGGGACTGACATTGACCAACTCCAAGCCTCCCGGGCCGGCTGCTTCTAATTCGTACCGGTGAGTGGAAGTGTAAGCTGTGTATCGTCTGGTATTGTCCAGGCGATTCACATAGCTTACTCCCAGGACCTTATCCCGGTACACATCGTTCCTGAAGACACAGAAAGTAGTCTCAGGATTCAGGGGAACGAGCCGGAAGGGGGCAAGCTCCCCGTGCCGGAGGTTTGGCAATACGCCCCGATACCCAATGCCGGCAACACAGAAGTCAAGGCCGATATCCTGGTCACAATCTGCCTTACATTGTTCCACGAACATATCTATAAGGCTGGTAATATCGGCTTCCTTATCTGCGCTGGCAGCTTTGATGGTGTTTACCGGCTGGCCGAAGCAAAAGCCCATCTTGAAATCCACGATTTCTGCGGCAATGTTTTCTACCACATTATTGCAGACATCCTTCCGGGTTTTCTTCTGGCGTTCCAGGATCGGTTGTCGGCCCCGGGCATACCATCGAAGGTAAGAGATCTCCCGGGCGTTCTGTTCGTGGTGAACCAGAGCATCATTCAGCACTTTTTCGATATTATATTGATTGATCTCTTCTGCATCGGTGTAAATCCGTCTGCGGCCAAACAGGTGCATCGGTTCACCACCTTTCTATGAATAAAGAAAAGCACCGCCGAACTTGTAAGAAATTCTTACAGGTTCAGCGGCACTCAGGCACTAATATGTATTTCGATTTTTTCCCCGGAATAGCTGTCCAGATCAATCCGGACATTTCCGTGTACTTTGCATAGAGGGAAAATGGATCCTCTTGCTTCTGGACTTACAGAATCAATCCATTTCTTTCTCCCTGCCACTCTGCAGAGAGGGCAAAGCACTTTGATTGCTTCTGTTTTCATCATTTCAACCCCTTCAGGGTAAAAAATAAGCGGCCCTAGCCGCATTTGCACGTTTTAGGATCTCGTGCGTTCCTGCCAAGCTCCTCAATGCTGACAGCTGAGAAAGGAAAAGGGGATGGCCGATATTAAAGACCGCCTCGGCGCCAGGGCGATGTCGGAGCTCCCAATGCGCAAATCGCTTAGGTAGGAGGGATGGCGCCCTCCTAGTTCCAGTTTATCAGGATAAAACGGAACGGTCAATACCGTTTCACGGAACATTCAGACATCAAAATGGACGGTCAAAAACCACGGCTCTGCGCTGGTGACGGTGAATCATATCGCACAAGCCGGCTAGACTATCGGGCGCATCGTCAAATTTGTTGCGGCCGGTCATTGTGAAAGAATTTAGGCAGCGCATGAAAGCGGCATACTCCGGACTTCGATGGGCCGTGTCCCGAAAGTAGAAGTCCCGGATCTCCGGCGCTCTCTCAAAAATGCGCTCTTCTTTACGCTTCCTGGTGGATGCTGCTTTGCTGGTAATATTCAACCGGTGCCCACGGTCTCGGAGGGTGTTATCCACCCATTCCCGGTATTCGTCCGTGGCTTTGGTGCCCTCGAAACGAGCAGATCCAACAGAATTGCGCTGAAAAAGGTTTACCACCATAGGGCGAGAGATATACTTGTCGGCATCTGTGTACACCACATCATGAATATAGATATCCTCTCCAAATTGGTATGCTACCGGAGCTGCCACGAAATCGCCCCCTCCGAAGGCCACATCTACAAACGAAAAAATTCTATCGGCCTCGATATCCGGAAGGGTGCCATTATAAAAGCGCATAAGGGAAGGATCGAAGAGCTGCCCGTTCCGTTCGATGGGGGTACATTGGTACTGAGCGTCCCAGCTGGCAAGGTCACCTTCACGCTCAAAAACCGCTCGGCGCTGCCTATACTGTTCCGTGGTCATTCCGGCGCCGTTGGGATAGTCGAAATTCGATTCATCGTTCTCATCCAGCGCCGGGAGGTCAATAGCTTTCCATTTCCGGTCCTTGAATTGGGGCTCGTTTTCAAGAATTTCCCGCTGTTTACCGATTGGATCCGCAAGGCTCCACCGGGTACCAATCCAGATAATCTTCCCATTCCGGCCGATTTGACGGGGGATAAGGTTGTTTTGAACAACTGACCATTTTTTCTCTAACCGGTCCGGGCTCAGGGCCTCTTCGATCCCGGAGCAGAGATCATCCCCAATAAGGAACCTGTTACAATCGGCTTTCCCGTTTATTTCCTGGTCAATGGACACGCAGCGCAGCGTGGGATATTTCTTCGCACGGCCCATATCAAGCGTATGTTCCTTGGAGTTTGTGCCGGCTACCACCGCATCCGGGAATATCTCATTGAAGGTATATGTGGCATCGTCATTGATGATTTCTACCACACCTTTATAAAAGGTTTCGGCAACCCCGGCGTTACAGGAACAGTAAAGATTGGTGCTCTCAGGTTCTAACCCCACAATGAATGAAGTAAGAAAGTTAGAAAAGGCTGTTTTGCCTACCCGGGGAGGCATAGAGATAAAGAGCTCATCCAGCTTATCATCTATGAGATCCTGCATAGCTTCCACCACCGGGCGCATGATTTGACGCCTGTTCTGATAAAAGCGCTTTTCAGGAGGTCGATTCTTCTCCAGATAAAGCATATACGAATCCAGATGTTTGTTCCTGGCAAGCCAGAGCATAACATCCCAATAGATTTTCATAAATTCTTTCCCAAGAGGGGAGAGGGAGTGTTCCTTTGCCTTCTCGGCGGCAAGGCTCCGCACCCTGATAGCAATATCCCGGCTTACTTCATGCCGGGCCATATCGAAAATACTTTGTACTATATCGGGTCGGTCAGTGTCAGCCTTGAACAGCTGCTCAATGATCCAGGCTCGATTTTGGTCCATCGTCATTCCTCCTAAACGCAAAAAATGCCGCCCTCCGTGGAGATTCACGGAAGACGGCACTTCGGCACTTATTTATTGCTTGTTTTATCGCTTGTCGCTTGTTATTTCATTCAGATACCAGGAGTCGGACCATAATTAAGACGTCCATATGCGGTGCCTTTCAGACCGGGATAAGGAACAAAGTACCATTGCTCGCCGTCTACTTTTTCGGTCCAACAAAAATGGAAGTTAATGTAAAAAGGGTATACAGAGAGTTTCTGTTCTTCCCCCCAAACGATTTTTTCCTCTTTGAGCATAGCATCTAACGTGGAAATCACGCTAAGTTTTTTTGCGGCTTTTTGAAGTTCACTTCTCGACATATACTCTTTGTTTTTTTCGTATTTGTTCAACTGGGAGGTCATATAGTTTTTCCATCCCTGGATGGCAAACTCTTTAGTCAAATAGATCTTAGGGGCCGGTTTTTTCTCAGTTTCTGCATCATGGCGGGCGGTGGCAGCTTTGAAGTCATAGGTCCAATCCATGAAGTTCTTGGGGCAAGGTCGATGTTGGGCATCTTCAAGGGAGAAATATATGGTCATATCAGTTTTCAGAATGGGATAACTTTCATATTGCTTGATAAGATAATCCAAAAAACGTACAGCAGCCTCGGCATCTTCGCCTTTCTTTACGGTTACTTTCATGATGCTATACCTCCACAGCTATATTTCATGCCCAGAAACTCATTTACTTATCCTTAAACATAAAATTCCTTCATGTCCTCCAGCCGCAGGCAGGCAAGCCGGACCTGCGGCAGCCGGTTCCCACAGCCGCAATCTATGTCGATCAGACCGGGAGCATAGAAGATCTCAAAGGGAGCCTTCTCATCGTACCCTTCTACCAGCACATTCAGGTAATAGGTGCAAGTATGGCCCACAATGACGGTGGTACCAGGAATGGGCGGCTCTTCCGGAGGTGGCTCCGGCCGGCCCCAAAGCCGGTCATGCAAATTGTCACCGGGCAGACCATGGACCAAATGGAATTTGCGGCCGGAGACTTCAATATCCAGATGGTCGGGAAGCTCCCGGACAAACTGAAGAATATTATCTCGCTCCTCTGGAGACATTCCCCGGGACATCAACCTGTATGTATGCCGTCCACCGTTGCTCGCCCACGCCCTGCGGGCATCGTGGTCAAGTCCAGAGCTGAAGGTGTCCAACATCATCTGCTCATGATTTCCCCGGATCATAACCATATTGGGCCGGCTCATAATGTCTTTCAGAATGTCAATGCCAAAGGGAAGGCGGTCGATCACATCTCCAATGATATACATGGTATCATCATCGGAAAACTGAATCTGCTCCAGCATGGCAATATAACGGCTATATTCGCCGTGAATGTCAGACATACAGTATGTCATGATAAAAGTCTCCTACATGGACGGCTCTCGAATAGAAATGCCTTCTTCAATGGCTGCTGCCAACCATTCTCGTTTGGCAGCTATCGCATTGGTATAGGCAGCTTCGATTGTTTTACCGCTGGACAAACAGCCGGGAAGGTCAGGATAAGAAGTAACAAAACCACCCTCTTCATCGGGAATCAGTTCGATTTTGTACGGCAGCTTCATATACTCCTCAATCGTTTTCGGGCTTGGGAGCTTTGCCTTTTCCGGCTTCTTTCCTTTGGAAAAATCTTTGGTAATGGGCATAACCAAAACATCATACCAAATACCTTGCTTGTACAGTTTTTTCAGAATCTCAATATCAAAAGAATAAAACTTATCCTGATCTTCCGGCGCAAAGCCTTTATAGAACTTGACTTCGCCATCCATGAAGGCATCCCAGGTGTATTTTTCGTAAAAACTTAGGACCGTTTGGCCGTCTTTCTGACCGAAAAACTGGAATATCTCCTCTTCATCATCATATTCAAAGCCAGAAAAGGCTTCAAAAGCATATTCTATGATAAATTCAGTGCCGCCTTGGCGCATAGCTTTATCAAAAAAAGCCTGAATAGCGACCTCCCGGGCAGCTTTCGGGGAGCTCGCTTCGATAAGAAAGAAGTCATAATCAGATGGGCGGTCTTCCATCAACGCATACACCCAATCCAGGCCATCCCATTTGACATCGGGCTTCTTAAATGCAACAAATTTCATCCTTAAAAGTCTCCCATATCACTCAATACCTGGGCTACAGTGACAGCATCCGGCGCCGGCATTTCGTGATTAAGCAGCTTTTCAGTGATCCAAAATGTTTCTTCCAAAGTAGGAATACTAGGAATGGCTACACCGAAGTTGGGAGAGGAAATATAGTAGCTCGCCTGGGACCCCAGAAAGCCATTCTCGGTGATTTTGGCCACCACTACATCAATACTCGACCGGGATTCAATCCGGATAAGACGGGCTTCTCCTGTGCCATGGACGCCATATCGTGCGGACCATTGTTTCATATCACAATTGATATTTTTAGGTGCTTTAATAGTAATTTCCATTTTCATTCTCCCTCCTGAGCGTTCAAAATTTCCTTCAGTGTACGAGGCTCATAGTCCATCCAGGGGTGCATACAGCCCACATTAATAGCCTGGATCTTCTTGCCGCCATGACGCCGAAGGCTCAATTCTTCGCTTTTGTTCATCTCATCGATGCACTTCTGAAAGAAAGCGTGCTCTACAGAATTGTGGGTATGGCCATAGAGAAGAATGGTGCCCTTGTGCTGGCCATTCCACATCAGAATGGGATAATGGCAAAGGACCAGCTTATAAGCCTGTCCATCGAAATGCTCAGAAAGTTCCTTGTAGTCGCAGATCTCAGCGAACAGCTGCTTATACCGGTAATCGGAAAGATCATCGTGATTTCCTTTGACCAAGACCTTCTTGCCCTTCAGCTGCGCCACAAGGGCAATCAGCGCATCTTTTCTTCCTCTGAGAGCGACATCTCCCAAGATATAAACCGTGTCACCGTTGGTCACTTTCTCGTTCCAACGCTGCAACATATGATCGTGCATTTCATCCAGGCTCTTGAACGGCCGGCTATCGTAGTTTTCGCCAACTCCGTTATCTACCTGACTGTTACAGAAAAAGTGTAAATCGCTGATATAGTAATTCATGGTGAATCGTCCTCCAAAAGGGCGTCCAGCTCAGCCAAAAACTCCGGATCATCTTCACCCAACCATTCCTGCCAGCGCTGTTCCATCTCTTCAAGAGTGATAACGAAGTCATCTCCGTAGGTGTCACAGCCCTTCAAATAGGGGAGGTCCAGATGTTTTCCTCGGCCATGCTTGGGCTGCCGGGCCCGGATATAGTATTTCTTCGATTCTTTCATATTGGCCTCGGTCTTTAGGAATACAAAGCCAACATATTTAATTTGGTCAAAGAAAGAAAGGCGCTCAGAGTTGAAGTAATGAGCATGGTAATAGGACTTGCTGCATCCGACATAAAGCGGCTCTTCTTCCTCGTTATAGTAGGTGTAGATCACAAACTGCCGAAGGGCTTCATCGGCAAGGGTAAACATCTCAATAGCTGCAATCACACCGGGGGTATAAACAGAAACTACCTCATTCATAAAAATACCTCTTCTTACAGCAGCTCCATATGGCCAAGAATAGCCTTCTCTATCCGCTCCGGCTCAATACCGATGTAACGCTGGGTGACAGCAGGAGAAGAGTGCTGAAGGAGCCTTTGTACCAGGGCAATATCGTTGTCCTGTTTGTAGATCTCCGTGGCATAGAATTTCCGGAAGCTGTGGGTACTAATACCTTCATAGCCCAGATAATCACAAGCCATCTTCAAAATGCTTTGCACT